AGTTGTACCAGACTTACCAGAGAATATCTCCGCACCGTTACCAATATTAATACCACCATCAACCTTAGTAGCTAATGTAATCTCTGTAGCAGCACTATAAGAATCGAAAAGTGTTTGGTCTACTTTACTTGCTATTGCCGCATCAGTTGTAGCTGAATAAGAATCGAAAAGTGTTTGGTCAGTTTTACTATCTAATATTGTTTGTACGTTACCACTATAAGCATCAAAATCAGTTATATCGTTAAGCGTATGTGTATGTGCTGTTGTTGTAAGTGAACTAAATGCAGTTAAATGCGGATTACTTGTATCACCAGTATGAGCTGTAAATGCAGATTGGTCAGCTTTAGAGTCTATAATTACCTCAGTTGCAGCTGTATATGTATTAAAATGTGTATTGTTTGTTTTACCACTAAGTAATGGAAGTAAGTCTACATTATAAACATTAACTCCACCTAAGTTATTATCAAAGGTAATACTATCACCAGAAAGATTAGCAGAAGTTGTATATGTATCAGCACTTGCAGCATTGATAATAGAACTTACATCTCTATATTCAACATCACCACTAACTGAATTCCTACCTAATATTTGGATTAAAGAATTATCTTTAGTTATGGAAGAAAAAGTTAAACCACTTAATAATATTAACTTATCATGTGTAGTTATTGGTGAACATCCATAAAGATTACTTATATGTAAGTCAGTAATACAATCACCAGATGTATTACCAGTAAACGCTAATGGAGTTAAATCAACTGAATAAGCTGAAAGAGCTAAGTTAGTATCAAAGAATATCGTATTATTTACTAATTCACTATTATTTGTATACGTATTAGCGGTTAAAGAATTTAACTGGACACTAAATGTTGTCCCAGAACTATTTCCACTGAAATCGATTGCAGCAGTTGCTTGATTAAATGTACCAGCACTAACAAATGTATCTACTGTTGTAGCTGTGAATTCAGATGTAAGTGCTGATAACCCACCATTTCTTGTAAGGATAAGTGTTGAACCACTAAATTGTGCGTTAGTAACATAATAGTTAGTATTATCTAATAATTCAGATACATCCACATTAAATGTTGTAGCTGAACTATTACCAACAAATTCTAAAACTGTAGAACCACTATTATACGTACCACCACTTACAAAATTATCTACAGTTGATATACCAGTAAGTTTTGAACCATCACCATAATATGTTACACCACTAATAGCACCACTAATATTTATATTATCACTGAAGTTAACAGTTCCACCAGAACAAGCCTGTATTAAGTTAGTATATAAAGACGTACATGCGGATAATACTGGTGTATCCCCAGTCAGTGATTGAGGCTCTATAATAAATGTTTTATTTACATTTGGTGTGTTACTATTACAGCTCATTTTTTTTTATATTATGTTTCCTATTAATGTAAATTTAGCAGTAGAATATATATTTCTACTTACTTTAATATATATCTCGCTACCAGCATTTACGACAAAAGAAGTAGTAAAATCTATACCATTAAATACTTGCACTCCATTTACCCTAATCTCAATGTTTGTAGCACCTTCAATATTAACGATATTAGTATACTTACTATCGTAGTCAACTATATAACTAAATGATGGTTCTGATTGAGGTTTAAATATAACATTATATGAGAATGTACCTTCAGTTTTATTAGTACTAGCTGTAAACCTGGGTACTATTGGCGTTTCAGAAATCTCACCCATAACTAACGCTCTATTAATAGCTGGTATAACTTCAAACTGGTCCTCATCTAGAACATATCCCTCTAACTTTATTTCATATGGTTGAACATAGAATCTTCTATTTTCAAAATCATCTATATTACTCTCATCTCCAATACTTTCTAGAAGTAATGGCATAGGGTGACCATTAACCCTTATGTAATATTGAATTGCGTTAAACGCTTGAACTACCTTTATATTAAGTTTATTAAGGTCTCTCATTCTATTACAGAAAAGTCTTACCTCATAAGTGATATCTACTGAAGTTGGTTGTGGAATCTTATAGACATCAATACCCTTTCTACCACCCTCAAAAGTGGGTACTTTCATATATGTATAAGTTCTTCTACCTGGAATATTAAATAACCCAGCTTGGTTATTCCCCACTTGTGGATTAGGTTGTCTAACAATCGTAATAAACGGCATCTTAATATCCTTATATTTATCAGCATGTTGCCAAGTCTTAGAAAACTCCGACCATCTTTGAAGTGTTAGAAAAATAACAGGTACAGTTTCACCATCAATAACTAATTGTAAATCCTTATCAACGAATTCGATAAAAGATTTATCCATATCTTCATACATAACCCCTCTAGGAAGGAATGTACCATTATCAGCTATATCGTCAAGAATACCTTGCCTTCTATCGAAACCAACCTTATCTTTCAGTATCTTTATATTTTTTTTAAATCCCTTTGGAAGTGCACACATAATTTCCTATTTTATATTTCCACTGATACCCACCAGCTGTTGTTCTATCACCCCTAAGTACTGCATTTATATGACCATAAACAGATTTTACAGAACTAACTGAATCCCATTCTTTTATAATATTACCATTAACGTCTATTTGTAATATTATTTTTCTTTTTTGTTTTTCGTGTTTTTCTTTGATAATATTAACATCTGTTTTGGTTAATTTATCGTGTTTATACCTCCAAATATAATTACCAGCACTATTTCTTTTCTTTTTAAGAACTAAATCTATATTGTTAATTTTAAGCTCTTTCTTTGCTTTATTAGTGGATTCCCATTCTTTAATAAATGTACCATCTAAATTATATTGTAATATTGTTTTTATTCTTGATTTTTTTAATAAATTTAAATTCTTAGGTATTTTACCTTTCTTACTATTGGACATTTTTAATTTGGTTTCATCACTAACTATTCTACCATAAGTGCCTTCACCACCATCGGTATCATTTGTGAGTTTAAATCCCCAAGTTTTAAATTGTGATATCCAATATTTTTCCCAAAAAGGCCACTCACTCATAGGTACTTCATCTATTATTTCTAGAATAGGTTTTTCACCTCTATTAATTAGTGATTTAATCCAAGCACATCTTTTATTTTTAAACCCATCTTGATTAGCATCAAAAATATGTCTATAATATCTTTTATTAGGTCTTTTTGATTGACCTATATATCTAACTCCAGTAGTGTCGGATAATGTATATATTAAAATTTTTTCTTCCATATTAATAAATATAATTAAAAAGAGCGGAATTCGTTTTCATCTACACTAGCACAAACTACAGTTCTAAATGCACCTTTATACCCCATAATGGTATGTTTATTATCATAATTCTTAATTCCATCATTAACAACTGAAAAATACCTAACATCTGTTTCGCTAACGGCATAACCAATATAATCACCATAATTTAATTGAACATCTAATTCTGCTAATTGAGCTTCATATACCCCAAAAGATAATTGACCATCTTGTAAATATCTAAGACTACCAGAACCACTATTATAAGCTTTATTTTCTGGCTCGTTAAATGTTAGCGCCACCCTTAATTCAACTGGTGGAAAGAATCTAATATCATCTTTACCAGCTTCACCATATAAGTCATCAGATGCGGTCATTTCCCTATCAACCCTATAAAGTATTACTACAAAATTACCATCACCTTCAATTGCTTCCCTACCCATATTCACATCCAACTCAAAATCCTCCTGTGAAAAAAACTTGTTATTACGATTTATAGGTATTCTTCTTGGTGTTGCCATTGTCTTTATTAGATAAATATTTAGAAATAAGTAATAATTCTAAAAGACTTGATTTTTTTAATAAAATTCATTATATTAAATCTTTATAACGAATAACATTAATTAAATTAACTTGATAAATTTAGATGATATAAAAGGTAGAGATGCGATTGAACTACTAAGAAAATATGAAGGTAAGAACCCCTACATTAAAAAACTTAAGAGTGATTTAGCTAAAGACGGTAAGTTAAAATTAACAACCAACCAAACAAAATATATAATTCATAATTATGATTTTATACCGTTACATATTAATAAGGTAATTGGGATTACCGATTATTTAGGTGAAGAGTTACAACGAAACGAAAGACTTTCTTTTAAACCAGAAAGAATACTTGTTGAATACCTACTTGCTGATAACGAAAAGACATACCATATTTACGGTAAACTAAAAAGAAATCAAGAAAAGTCTAGAATGTATTTCATCCCTAAGACTCAAATACTTGATGACCTTTATCATGAAGAAGTAGATATTGATGTTGATTTTGAAAAGTACGAGGAATTAGATACATTTATTCTTAAGGATGGTAGTATCGGTAGAAAATTCTATGACCACCAAAAAGATGGTATAAAATTCCTTTTAACTAATAACGGTTGTCTTTTAGCTGATGATATGGGATTAGGTAAAAGTTTACAATCAATAGTTGCGGCACTTGAGTGTGGCGCTGAAAGGATTCTTATTATTTGTCCTTCAGCCGTAAAGATAAACTGGGAAAGAGAAATCAATTACTTCCAGAACTTTGATACTACCATTATAAGTGGAAAGAAATGGGACCAAGCTAAATTTACTATCATTAATTATGATATACTTAAAAACTTCCATGAAGTACCTGGAAAGAATATTAAAGAAGAAGACATATGTTGGGATAATCAACACTTAGTACAAGGTAATTTTGATTTAGTTATTATAGACGAAGCACATAAGTTAAAGAATCCTAAAAGTAATAGAGGTAGTATCATGAAAGACCTTTGTGTTAATCATAATATCGAAAAGGTATGGCTTTTAAGTGGAACACCAGTTGCAAATAGACCTATGGATTATTATAATCTTTTAAGGCTTATTAAGAGTCCCTTAGTGGATAACTTTAAATTCTATGTTCTGAGGTATTGTGAAGGTAAACAAATCACCACAACGCTTAAAAATGGTCAAAGGAAGAAGATATGGCTCACTAATGGCGCTTCAAACTTAGAAGAACTTGCAATTAAGACTAAACATATATATAAGCGAAGACTTAAGACTGAAATAAAGGATATGCCAGATAAGTTAATGGTCCCAACATATCATAAGTTTACCGATAAACAATGGGGTGAATATAATGACCTTTGGGAAGAATATTTAGTAGAAAGAAAAAAGAAAAAGAAAAGAGGTGAACCAGAAAGAGATTTAGTTGAACTAGGTCTTCTTAGAAAGTTTGTTGCTATGGAAGCAATACCAGAGAGTATAGCTATGGCAGAAGATATAATAGAACAAGATAACAAGGTTATTATATTTACAAATTTTACTGATGAACTATTAGCCCTACAAAAACACTTTGGTAATAAATGTGTTATACATTATGGTAAAATGAGTGATAAAGAAAAACAATTATCAATAGATAAGTTCCAACAAAATGATAAGGTTGAAGTATTTATTGGTAATATAATATCTGCTGGTGTTGGTATTACCCTAACTGAAGCTACTCATGTTATTTTTAATTCTTTTGATTGGGTACCTGGGAACAACGAACAAGCTGAAGATAGAGCATACAGAATAGGACAAATGAATAATGTAACGGTTTATTATCAGTTGTTTGAAAAAACAGTTTCAGTAAGAATGTGGGAAACACTTCAAAGAAAACAAGATATCATTAACATAATAATGGGTCAAAAACATATTAATGAAGAAGAAACAATAGAAATAATGCTTGAAGAAATAATAGATGAATATGAAGAAAGTTAGACTTTATGGTTTTGAAGAATGCCCTTACTGCCAAGAATTAAAAGAATTTTATGAAAATAATAACATTGATTTTATTTATGTAGATATTGAATTAGATGAAAATAAAGAAGAAACTAAAAAGATTATGGAGATAGGTAAAAGTGAGAGTGTACCAATTATACTGGTCAATAAAACAATACTTTCACCACAAATTAGTTTTAAAAGTATTAAGGAAGCACTAGAATTAACAAAGAAATTCTTAAATGATTAAATATTACCTTATTTCATAATATTTATAATAAAACAATATTATGGGAATAAGTATAACAGACAAGGAAAGAATATTCCAACAATTTCGTGTATCAATGGGTGCACCTCTTCGTCAGATTGAATTAACTGATGATATGTTATGTACGTTATTAGAAATAGCAACGGAAGATTACGCACAATATGTCCAAGAATGGCTTATAGAACATCAATGGCAATCATTATTAGGTGAGAATATAAATACAACAGATATGGCATTTGCATTAAGTGTTAGAGATTTTGATTTCATGAGTCAATATACTTACGCTTATTCAAAACAAGTTGGCCTTCAATCAAGAGGTCCATGGGAATTAAAAAAGGATTACGTAACAATAGAAGCTGGTAGACAAGTTTATCAAATACCAGCTGGTAGAGAAATTAATGAAGTACTCTGGATTACACCTCCCACAACACAAATGGCACTTTTCGCTAATTACGGTGGAATCGATTACGGATATGGTGGTGGATTTGGTCAGTTAGGTACTGGTGGTGGCGGTGGAAGTGGTTATGGAATGGGTGGAAATGGTGGATATTATATTGCACCAGCTTACGATATTCTTCTTACTGCACAAGATTTAAATCTTAAAAATAGAATACTTAGAAGTGATTTAACATATAAGGTAACTGCTGGTCCAGATGGAACAAGACTTTTACACTTAATGAGTGTTCCAGGTTCTAAGATGTCA